CAAGGCCTGGTAACATGGGACGTTTAACTCCGGGAGCAACCTACGTTTACGAACGACAAGGCGGAACTGTGTATGCCAGAGAGATAGGAGCTCCTGCTGAAACCAGAATTGAAATTGGCTACGATTGGGAACCAGATCACACGCCAACCAGAGTTCGTGGTGCTACGTTAGAAAGCATCAAGGAAAATCAATATTGGCATACCATATTGATAGAAGCCAAGTCAAATCCTCGATTGCAACAAGCTGTTGATCGTGTCAAAGTCATATATGAACTAAGCAAAAACAATGAGTGATAAACTAAACATAGCCAATGAAATGGCTCAGTTCGATCGCAAAAACAGAAACTTTTACGACGAGCTGACCGACGAAGAACGCAAAAAGTTCAGCAACTATCTCATGATACGCTGGGGCAGCAGTGTGCAAGGAAGCAAAGATTTGCAGGAATACTATGTGTTGTCTTGCAACGAGCGATTCAACAAACATTTTTTTGATCTGGGCCGACATCCTAAATTACAATGGCTGTGTGCTACAACTGTGAGTCCTGACATGGGAGTTCACAAGCATCAGTGGATTGCTCCCAAAAAAAAGGAACCCGGTGTTGGCACAATTAAGAAACAACTGCAAGAACTTTTCCCGCATCTCAAGGATGATGAAATAGAGGTCATGGCGCAAATCAACACTAAAAAAGACATAGATGCATACATCAAGTCCATGGGCCGTGAAAAATAATGTACGAATGTCGTTATTGTAAAAAAAGTTTTATAAAAGAAACCAGTCTTGAGGTACACATGTGTGAACCCAAACGCAGATTTCGAGAGCAGGACGAACGTGGAGTACAATTGGGCTTGCATGCCTATTTGAAATTTTATGAACTCACGCAAGGCAGTGCTCGGTTAAAAACTTTTGAAGATTTTGCAACCAGTCCTTATTATCGGGCATTTGTAAAATTTGGTCGATATTGTGTGGAAGTCCGCGCCATCAATCCTTCACGATTGGTTGAGTGGTTGTTGAAAAACAACAAGAAGATTGATCACTGGGCCAAAGATACCATGTACACCGAATACCTGGTGGAGTATCTGCGTGTGGAGAATGTAAATGATGCCTTGGCACGTGCGATGGAATTTAGCATAGACTGGTCAGAACAAACAGGAAGTCCAGCTGAAGATTGTCTACGCTATGGCAATACCAATGCCATGGTTTATGCAGTGACCACTGGTCGCATTAGTCCATGGATTGTGTATAATTGTGACTCAGGACAAAAATTTTTATCCGAACTAGACACCACACAAATAGCCATGATTTGGTCTTACATTGACTCTGAGATATGGATGAAAAAATTTGCAGACTATGTGGCTGATCAAGAATACGTGCGAGAAATGTTAAAGAAAGCAGGTTGGTAATGAGTGCAGATATTGATTTAGACTTGGCCAATAGAGATCAGTTGCTGGCATTGATTCGGGCTACTTCTGCTCGACAAAAAAACAATCATAAACACAACTCCGGGGTGTATGTAACTGACATTCCTTACGATCCTGTCAATCGCTGTGCATCCATTGACTACGAAACTGCTGAAACGTTGGGTTACTTTAAAATAGACCTGCTGAACATGAGTGTGTATCAGTTAATGCAAGATCAAGCGCACTACGATCGCATGCTGGCCCAAGAGCCTACATGGAGTAGATTATGGCAGGATCCAGACTGGGCCAAACAGTTGGTGCATGTGGGCAATTACACTGAACTGTTGAAAACCATGCGTCCTGATACCATACCCAGAATGGCAGCTTTTATCAGTATCATACGTCCTGGCAAAGCACACTTACAAAACAAAGATTGGTCCACAGTGTTTGCATCGGTGTGGGATGGTGACAACAGTCGCGGTTTTGTGTTTAAAAAATCACATGCAATTTCGTATGCAGCCTTGGTGGCGTTGCATATGAATCTGCTTAGTCAACCCGGCGCACCAGAGTAATACTTTTACGTTTGGTTTTTTTGCGAGCCATTTCGCTGAGGCTACACACAGGTCCGTGTAGTATTTGTAGATCCTTGTTTACAAATGTTCGTAAACAAAACTTAAAAGGATCCCATTCCGATTTTAGAAAAATGTTAATGGGTATGCTGCGGTTACTTTCCCACCACCAAACATTGGCTAATTCTAAAAATCTTCGTTTGCTGTCAATATCTTGTATGTTACCAAAGTCGTAGATGGTGGTAATTGAATCATCTTGATTTTGTATGATACCCAGGTATTCAGTGTTGGCATAAACACACAGTGTTATGAATGGGTATTTTTCAGCCAGTTGTTTAAACATATTATTAGACATCTGGGGTATTTATAACCAAAATTATTCCCCGGCACACAATCGCTAAATAGCATGTATGTATTCAACCACAGTCTATTTGTATCAACAACGTACCCGAGTTCTGCTGATGGACACCGGAAGTGGTTCTACATTCACATATAGGTGGGATCCTGTGTACGCTAAAAAATTAACCATTAACAAAGGTGTTGACAATGTAATTTTGTTTGAATTTATCAACCAAGATCAAAAACCAGTTAACATCACCGGTAGCACATTTGTGTTTAGAGCTATAAATCAAGATGGCACTAAAATATTACTGGAAGAGCCCATGGTCACTCTCAGCGCATCGACTGGGCGAGCCAAAGTTACATTGTCCACGGAACAATTACTCACGGTCGAAGCACAGCCTGCCAGTTACAGCATAGCTCGTACACAATCAGGCGGACTAACAGAAGCTGTGTTTGTGGATGCACAAGCCGGTGCCCGTGCTCCAGTGGATATTGTAAATTCAGTATTGCCAGAATTTGTGCCCAGTTCCGAGTTGACAATTCCCACTCTTGAGATCAGCAATCAAGTCAGCTATGACGGTGCAGGTTACAACAATTGGCCAGGCGGCAATCCGTTTTGGGACGGAAATCCCACAGGAATAAGCACCACAATGTACAACAGTTGGTTCAACACTGAATTTTTCAGCAGTTTTATTGAACCGCGCGGCCCAGTGACCACTATTCAATTGACCTTGGTGGGCTACACAGGCACTCTCAAAGTGCAGGCAGCAGAAAATTATCAAAGTATTTGGTACAACGTCACAGAAAGTACCACCTATTTCAACGAATACCGTACCATACATTTGAATGTGATAGGATGGCATCCGTTGTTGCGAGTGTGTTTCAACAACAGCATTTTTGCAACCTACGATCCTCCGGGTGTGCCGGCATTGGCCTATGCCTTTGTCGAAGACGGAGTGGTGACCAATATTGAAGTAGCCAATGGTGGCAGTGGCTATTTGGCTCCGCCCAAAATTGACATAATTGGCAACGGTGCCGGAGCAACTGCCGAAGCCATTATCAACGACTCAGGAGTGGTCACTGATATCATTGTGACCAATGGTGGCAGCGGTTATTGGCCTGTACCCGCCGGCGGTGTAAACACAGCTGCCTATCCGGTTCCTCCACAGAATCAAGGTGCCGTGGTAATGATCACAACCGGTTATGCCATAGATCTACTTTACCGTTAACCAAATTTATTATTGATTTTGTTGTTGATCTATGCTATAATCAAGCATGATTGATGTGATCTCCTATTTGCCCGTAAAACGCAAGCCCAGTGCTTCTGGGTGGATTAGTTTTAATGCTCCCTGTTGCGAACACAATGGCGAAACAAGAGATCGGCGCAGTCGTGGTGGTCTCAAAACTTCAGATGCTGGGTGGAGCTATCACTGTTTTAACTGCGGCTACACTGCCAGTTTTATCATAGGACGTAACCTTTCGTTCAAGGCACGCCGATTGTTAGAATGGTTGGGGGTGCCCGCTGAAGAAATAGAACGCATCAATCTCGAAAGTCTGCGTCATCGCAACATGGAAGGATTGCTGACTGATCGTGAACGGCTGAGTCGTACACTGCAAGGCATAGAGTTTGAAGAACGTGAACTGCCCCCAGCAGCCGAATTAGTGACCACTAAACACAGCCCGCACTGGGGTTACTTGCGAGTGCGTCATGTGCCAGAAGACTATCCTATGATGACTGTGTTGGAACATGACAAGGTACATTGGACTCGTCCACAGGTCATAGTGCCGTTTACCTATGACAATCGTGTGGTAGGTTATAGTTGTCGCATGTTGGACAATCGTCAGCCCAAGTACATACATGACACGCAACCTGGTTATGTGTTTGGTACAGATTTGCAAGGTGCTGACTGGCGATATGCCATAGTGGTCGAAGGGGTGTTTGATGCACTCAGTATTGGTGGCTTGGCTGTATTGCATGCTGAAATCAATGATGCACAGGTACGCTTGATTCGTGGCCTGGATCGTGAAATTATAGTAGTACCGGATCAAGACGAAGCAGGCATGAAGTTGGTAGACCGTGCCATAGAACTGGGTTGGAGTGTCAGCATGCCCGAGTGGCCCAAGGATGTCAAGGATGTGAACGATGCGGTGATTCGGTGGGGTAGGTTAACAACTTTGCTAACTATCTTGCAGGCACGCGAAACCAGTCGTATTAAAATAGAACTAAGGAAGAAACAACTTGTCAAACAGTTCAAATAAAGTAAACATTGTATGAGTCAAACTTGGTGTCCTGAAATATATCGAAATGTTTTCATTGACCGAGTCAATGATGATAGGATTCGTATTGCACCTTGTTGCCAGGCAGGCAGTGCAATAGAAGCAGTTGATACATTTGATTTTCAGACTAGTCCGTATCTAACCAAATTACGCAAACAATTTGATCGTGGCGAACGTCCTGTAGAATGTGACCGTTGTTGGCAAGTAGAAAACACTGGACATAAAAGTCGACGTACAAGTGCTATAGAATTCTACAATATTGCACCAAACTCTGACGTGATTTTAGAAGGTATTGACCACAGTGCAACCTGGGCGTGTAATCTTGCTTGTGTTATGTGTAGTCCAGAAAATAGCAGCTTATGGGCGACTCAGGAAAATCTTACTCAAGATGATCTAAAGTCAATGGGACGGTATTTCCAAAAATCAAATAATTTTTTGGATAAAATTGATCTTCGTCATGTTAAAAAGATACACTTCAATGGCGGTGAGCCAATGCTCAATAACGATCAGACTGAGTTCTTACTAAAATTAGAAGAACAAGGAATGTTAAAAAACACATTTATAAGTTATAATACCAATGGAACAGTGATG